AGTTAATGATATAAAAAAAGCAACTGAATTAAAAAAGTATATTTTTAAATCTGCAAAACCCATAGTATTATTTCTCTTCTGGTATCTCTTCGTAAGAACCGTCTTCTAAATTAACTGAAATCTTACCATATTGTTCCTCAAGCTCTTTCTTTAGTTCTGTTTGAGATTCTTCTAGTTTTTTTAACTCATCTAATTGAGCTTCTTTTGACTTCTCTAGGTTAATCTTTTGAATAGAAATTGCACCCATATTAGATACAACTTGATTAATTTTAGCTTGACTTTCTTGTAATGATTTTAATTGTTCTTCTGTAATTTTTGACATTATATTAAATTTATGATTATATACAAATGTAATAAATTAATCCCAATCTGGGTGTAAATATTCATCAACTAGATTTTTTTTATTCTATCCAAGGGGGTGTTAAATATACATCAACTGGATTTTTTTGTAATTCAATATTTTTTATAATAAATTGTTGCATTGATTCAATATCACTACCATCAATTAACCATTGAATAACTTGATCTTTGGTTAAATCTTCAAATGGTGTAAATGGATCTTCTGGATTATACTCAACCATTAATTGAGCTGAATAAAAAGAACTATAATTTTTTTCTGGTTCAACAGCATCATTTGTAGTTCCTATATATTTAAAATCAACAGCGTAAACAACATTATTTAAATTATTTTCATGCACTTTAGCATTTAACTGTATAATATCCCAAGTATAATTTATATTCGAATTGTATGTATTTGCCATAGTTTTATTTATTTATATTTATATTAACTTAATTTATATATTTTGTAATGTTTTAACAATTACCAACAGCCAATATTGATCCATTATTACCTACTTGCATCCATTTGCCACTAGCGGTTGGAAAATTACCAGTTTCATATATAGCATAATATCCAGCAGCAGCAACTTGTGCTCCACTAATAGTAGTGTATGCAGTATATTGACCACCACCAGCATCAGGCACTAGATTTTCTGTGTCAGTATGAAAATAAGGTGATGGCGATGGTATTGCGGCAACACAAGCACTAGAGCTATTTTGTGTACTGTAAACATAATTACAGTTTGATTATATTCGCTAAACTCCTCAAATTCTAATGGGTTTTCACCATCTGGGCGGTTTTCTATTGGATTTAATGTGTTAACTGCCAAATATGAATTACCAGAACCGCTAGAATCACCACCAGATAACCTTTGTAAATCTGACATATATATTGGACCAGTTACACTAAAAGTGCCATCATATCCATAACCTAATCGTTCTCTTGCTGTTTTAAGCATTGTAATTTCATCTTGTGATATATCAGGACAAGCCATAATTTATTTTTTTAATTGTTTTATTTCTTGTTTTAAACTATCAACCTCTGCTTTTAATTCTTTTATAGCTTCAATAAATACACCAGCCATATTTCCATACGCAACTGAATATAAACCTCTATCATCTTTTTCAACAACCATTGGCAACACTTCTAAAACTTCTTGAGCAATAACACCAAGTTTAGTTTTATTGTCTGGCACATCACTTCTTTTATATGTTACACCTCTTAATTTAGTAACTTTATCTAAAGCATTATTAACTGTAATAATATCTTTTTTAACTCTCCTATCTGAAAAAGCGATTACATCACTCGATGCTCTAATTGTACCAGTTACATCTAAAGCATATGAAATACTACTTGTTTTCTTTATACCAACATTACCTTGACTTGTAATATATATAGCATCTACGGCCCTGTTATTTATTACCATTGGGTTACCTGAACCAGAACTCCAAGAAATATAACCATCTTGACTACCATTACTTTGTGAATCAACAAAACCTAAACTCGCACCATTTTCTGATGTGTTATATATATTAATTGCCCTACCACCAGATACTTCTACATTTAATTTTGCTATTGGATTTGATCCATAACCTGTCCAAGTTTGTGTTCCAACATCAACTCTCGTATTTGCATGAACAACACCACCACCAGAAATAGACATTTTTTCATTTAGAGATGTACCATTCCAAGTGTCAAATGACATTTTATAAGCACCACCATTTCTAATTTGCATATCACCAGAGTTCCATCTTACAAACGCACCAGTACCAGTTATATTTATACCACTACTACCAGCATTTCTAATATCTAATTTGTAACTTGGTACTTCACCACCAGTACCATCAATTAGCATCGCACCATCTTTAAAAGTTGCTGAAATTAAACCATTATCAGGTGCTAACTGTATAGCACCCATTGCATGAATATAAGCGGCATTTCCTATTGCACCAGTAAATTGATTGTTTGCATCGCCATTTATACCATATCTTGAGGTTATAATACCACCATCTTGTTTTAATGCTAGTGACGGATTATCATTCTCACCTACATTATCACTATCTGCTTCAATTATAATCCCAGCATCACCAGCTCTTTTTATATGAATATCAGCACCAACAGTGGCTCCAGTTCCAATGCCTAATAAACCAGATTCATTTAAGCGCATTAATTCGGTTCCATCATCACCAGTTCCATTACATCTAAGTCTCTAACTAGATGTACCAGAACTATCATCTGAATCTATTTGAAAAATCATTGAATCACCAGAAATTAATCTTCCACCAGCAACACCAGTTTCACCTATTTTTATTGTGTTATGAACCTCAAGAGATGTTGAAGGGTTATCAGTGTTAATTCCTACTCGACCATTTTGTTTTACTCTTACAACTTGAGTGTTATTAGGTGCTATAATAAAATCAGTACCCTCAGCTCCTAAAAGTACACCATAAGTGCTAGAATTATTATCATGTAAATCAATCCAAACATTTGGATCACCACTTTCAAATCTTGCAACAACATTTGTAGTAGGATGGTATGCGTGTATTCTATATACTGGATCAATTCCAACACCTAAATTTCCAGCAAACTTGGCTTGACCAGTCGCTTTAGCCATTGTAAAAGCATTTACATTATTAGTGGAATCCCTAACACAAAAAGATGTGTTTTCAACACCAGTTATACCAGTTGTGATATTCCATTGTTGACCAGTAGAATTTTCGTTATAAAGTTTTAAACCTCTGTTTTCACCAGTAGAAATATCATCAATATTTATAGTTAATTGATTGTTTACAACTACATTACCGCCAAAACTTGCACCATTAACAAAAGCTGTTGTTGTCGGTCGGAAATCTACTGCTAAAACACCTCCTAAAGAAACACCTATTTGATTTGCACCGCTATCATAAAACCCTGAATCTGTATCGCCTACTTGAATTGCTGGGGATGCTGCACTACCACCAGATGTAACAAGTAAAGTTCCGTTTTGTACTTGTACACCACTAGAACTAACTAATAATTTTCTTGAACCATCTGCAACTAAACCAAGTTGGTTGTTCGCTGGCTGATACATACCAGTATTTAAATCACCATAAAAACCATAATCAACTTCATCTACACTATTCTGTGTTGATACTATAATACGACCAGTATTTGTTCCATCTCCAACAACAACAGTATGATCATTTTGACCGAGCAACCATAAACTTGAACCACCACCACGAGATTGCGAGTCAGCGTGTGTATATTTTATATATCCAAATTGTGTGTCATTTGTATCATCACTAAATTTAATACTTGCAAATCCAGCATTAGTAGTTTGTTTAATAAATAAGCCATCACTAGTACTGGCTATGTTTATTGCACCAGATAATATAGTTCCAGCAAACGTAGAATTTTGTGATGAATTGATAGTTAAAGCAAGCGATCCATTTGAGTGAAATGTCATTGCATCATCATCATGTAAGTATTTTATACGCCCTGAAGCATTAGCATCTGGGTCACCAAAATATATTGCACCATGATGTTCATTAGTACCAGATAAAATACTCATACCAGCGTGTGCTGTATCTGATATTACTAAATTATCAAAGTTCGAGTTAGGTGCTATTGGTGCTGAGCCATTAACTCTTACTTTCCCAATAAAATTTGACCTAAAACTACTGCTTATGGTTAAAGCATCTGTATTATTTACCTTAATACTCAATGTATTACTTGCATTGCTGTAAAGAAAACCACCCATATAATCATCATCTACATCACCAATTAAAAATCCACCCTGACTTGCATCCCCAGCTTTTATTTGAACATAAGCGTGTCCAGTATCTTGTATTCTAATTAATGAATTAGTATTAAATCCATCACCAGAATCAGTACCAATTAAAATATGTGTGTTTGATGCTAGTTTAATATTACTAGCAAAAGTTGCTAAATTATTACCATCTAATCTTAATGCTGTATCAATTGCAGTACCATTAAATGTTTGAAAACTTAAGCTATAATTGTTTACCAAACCCTCAACTATTCTAGCATCACCACTTGCCCAATCAACTTGACCACCACTAGGTAAATTTAATTCTGTTGTTGTAGTATGACCATGTACACTTAAATTACCAGAACCTGACATTGTAGAGGCATTAACATTACCCCCAAAAGTAACATCACCTCCATCAGGATTAAATGCTAATGGCGATACAGCACCATTATTTCTAGCCATTATCTCATTACGATCAGCAATAATATTTGCATCGTCAGCACTACCTACTTGAAAGCCATGCTCTGTGCTTGTTAAACTTGCATCTGCTGTTCCAGACAATCTTATTTTAGGTGTTGTTGTTGTGCCTTCAAAATCAACTCTTAAATTTTCAACTAAACCAGTTGGTGTAGCTGGTCCATCGCCAGTAGCATTATTTGTATAAACTAAAAAAGCACCACAACCCTCTAATGTTTGTGAATTTGCATTACCATTTTGCCCAACTTCAGCACCAATTCTAACCTGAGGATATTCATTGTTATTTGCATCTAATAAATTAAAATCTATAAATGTTTTTTGTTGTTGTAAATCACCATCGGTGAGGTCAGTTCCCACATTATTTGTCAAGGAAAGCAAAGTAGTGCCATCATTAGATGATGATGTGTTTGTAAACTTATATATATCTATAACACCATTAGTTGTTTCAATATTACCTATTGAAATAATGTTATCTAAAAACTTAGCTGTACCATCAATAAATAATTGACTTGCAGTAGAATCCCATCTAATACTAGCATCATTTGTTGTGTCATTACCAAAATATAATCTTAAACCATCGGATAAATGCGGTGATCTACCAAATGGAATTGTATTTGTAGAACCATCTAATCTAAAATATTCAACAACACCACCAGAACCATCATCTGACTGAAATATAATATCTTTATTATCAGCTTTTTGTCTTATATATAAATGATCAATCTCGCTATCAATATAACTGCTAGTATTACTTGACTGTATTTTTAAACCAACATCTCCAGCATTAGTTTTAAATTGTGCTTTAACTGTATTATTAAAATTCAAATCACCAGTCATTGTATCACCAGCTTTAAGTACATTTAAACTAGCAGCACCAGTTACACTACATGTATTGTAAAACTATCATCATCTGCTACAAAATATTTAATTTCTAATCTGTTATTTGTAATACTATTTGTTAACCCAAAACCTTGATTAGCACCTCTTAATAAAATAGAACTTGAGTGTTCTCCTAAATCTTGTGATACAAGGTCAATTTGAGATTCATTACCTACCATTCTCATACCAGTAGTATGAGTATATGCAGCATAAAAATAACTAGGTGAGTTCCATCCACTTGTTCCAGTCATGTCGACTCTTGATGTGAACGTAGAAACACCAGTAACAGCTAAAGTATTTCTACTGGTAATACTACTAGCATCTAAACCACCCAATATTTCCCAAAGATTACCACTATTCCACTTTATACCCTCATTTGCACCAGGATCATTAAAGGTTAAATTATTTGCATTAATAATTGCACCATTACCCATGCTAATAGTGTTGCCATTCATTGTAAGGGTGCCGCTCATTGTACCACCAGATTTAAGCAAATTTAAACTTGCTGCTCCTGTTACACTACCAGTTAAATCTCCTGTAACATCTCCTGTAATATTACCTGTAACATCTCCTGTAATATTACCTGTAACATTACCTGTTATAGTGCTACTAACTTCTAGTGTGCCAGTAATATCAACACCGCCTAAAACTGTTTCTAATACAACACCATTTAAATCGTATAATTTAGCAACACCACCAGCAACATATAAACCTTGATTTTGTTCACCACCATTACCTGTAACACCCCATACTTGTAAATCGCTATCAACAGTAATTGTCATTCCTTTTCCAGTACCACCAGAATCTGAATGTTGTATATGTGGTCCATAACCAGATGTAGCACCAGAACCTAAATATAAAAACTCATTAACTCTTAAATCTTCAACTTCTGCATCATCAAAAACAGCACCTTCAAACTCAACATCACCAGCAAATTTTGTTTTATTACTATTGTTTGCAGTAGCAGTATAAGGTGTTCCACCAGTTATAGTACCATCTGTATATGTTGTAGTTGGAGTAACCTTTCCCCCTTTTTTACTTGTTATATTGCATTCAACAACTAAATCTCTATTGTCATCATTTGATCTAGCTTGTAATTCAAACGTATAATCAGCAGTTTTATATACTCTTAATAAATTAGCATCTTTACCATATACAATGGCATCATTATGTGTTGAGCTATCATCAATACGACCTCTAAAAGCTACACTATAATATATAGTATGTAATCCAGCAGTTACACCAGAATTAGTATTTGGCTGATACACTTTAGCTTCTAGTTGAACACCATTTGGTGTAATAGTATTTGTAATAACAACATCAGCAACTTTTTTCCAAGTGCTTCCAGTAGAGCCACTATTAGATTCAATCCATCTAAAATTTGTTCCAATGCCATCTACATTAAAAGCACTATTATCTAACTCAGTTCCCTCACCACCTTGATATGCTATTGTATTTAAATAGGCATTACCAGTAACATCTCCTATTACGTTGCCTGTTAAATTACCAGTTACGTTACCTGTTAATGGTCCACTAAATCCAGTTGCAGTTACTAAGCCAGTAAAAGTAGCACCAGTATTACTAATTGTTAAATATGTAGATGTTGAATTACCAGCTTGTTTAAAATTAAATACATTGTTACCAGTTGATGGTGTATCAATTATAAAATCTAAAAAATGATCTTGATTGCTATCAGAATCGTTTTTATGTCTTATTACACCACCGAGATCAACAACATCAAATTCTATTGTTTGGCTGGAATCTCTGCCTATAATTAATCTAGGATTTTCAGTCAAAGAGGCATCATAAATTGTAACTGGATCAGTAAAAGATGCACCCAAAGCTGATATATTACCACTAAAAGTTCCAGTAGTTCCAGATATTGCACTACCAGTAATATTGCCAAATGTTACATTGCTATCAGTAGCAACAGCTTGACCAATAGCAATTTCGCCATCAGTTATTGTAACACCAGTTCCCTCAGTAAAACTGGCTCTAGCTCTAGTTGTTGTAAAATATAAATTAGTTGATCCCTCACTTAAATCATCTGTGTCTTTACTGCTCAAATCAAGATTAGCACCAGTTTGTAGATTAACCCTTGCATCTGCTCTTGCATTAGTATAATATAAATTTGTTCCCTCTGCTAAATTGGTTGTTGTATGATTAGATAATGAGCTAACAGTTCCAGTAACATTACCTTCTAAATTAGCTACAAGAGTTCCAACAGTATATCCTGTACCTCCAGTATTAACTATAGTAGTAGGTTCAGTAGAAGTGCCTATAAATAGTTTAAACTTGTTATCGTCAGCATCGTTAAATAAACCTTTGTATTTAGTTACAGCAGATTCAACATACTGTCCAAAATAACCTATATCAAAACTGTTGCCAGCATTATTTCTTGCTAGTTTTATTAATGGGTCCTCAGTAGCTAAATCCTCTACATCTAAATATGTAAGAGTACCACTAACTGTAAGATTACCACTTACTATTAAATTGCCACCTATCTTAGCATTAGAATTAACATGAAGATCATATCCTACAGATGGAGTTACACCAACTCCTATTTGTGTAGTAGATACAAAGAAAGGTGAATTATTACCAAAACCATCAGTTAATTGCTTAGCACCAATAGTTATATTTCCATTATCGCTAAACTTAACGAGTGATTCGTAAGTATCTTTTATTTTAGTATTAGAAAGTGATGCCATTATTCAAAACAAGTTGGTTGTGAATTAAACATCTTTACCCAATTTATTATGTCTGTCATTATCTTTCTTTTTTAAATACGTTAATAATTTTGTTACGTTAACCTTTTTAGGTTTGTAGTTCTTCTTTATATTACCCATCCATGAAACCCTGTATCTTTATCTGGGTAAATATCTTGATTAGAATTACTGTAATACTCATTGAATTTAGCAGGTGCATTAAAGCTCATATAATCTATAAACCTTTGTGCATAGTATTCTGCAAAATCTCTCTCCTTTTGAATTAAGAAATCTATCTCTTCTTTGCTTGCATTAGAGCTGTTTTCTGAGTTGTGCTTATATACCCCTCCATTTGATATAGAATAGGCAGCAAATGGCAAGTATTCTACCATAGCAAAGTGAATAAGCATTGGTTGTATGTAGTCATTTACTAAAGATAAGTAATCTCCAGTTAATGTACCAGCTAATATATCAGCACTTATTTTGTCATATAAATCTGTACCTAAGTAATTTTGTATATGTATTTCTTGTGCCAGATCAATAAACTGTATAAATTTATCTGTATCTACATTTGAATTTAGTGCAGTGTTTTTTACTAAATCTGATCGTTTTATAAAGAGTGCTTTTGCCATTATTCTTCTGTATTAATTTGTTCTTCTTCTATAACTTCACCTTCTCCTTTTTTTATACCAGTTTCTTTTTCTACTTCAGCATCTGTAATTGCATTAGTAAGATCAGTAAATTCTAAAGGTTGTAATGTTTTAAAGTATATATCTAATTCAATTCCGTTATACATTAATACCTTTTCTAATTCATCTAGTATTGTCACTTGCATTGGTCGTATAACTGTGTTATCCATAAGTAATGAAGCTGTTTGTAATTCTTCAGCATTGTTTCCTAATCCAGTTTTGTCTTTTATACCTACTAGCATAGGAGATACAATTCTGTGTGATACCATTACTTTTCTCATAGATTCATCACTAAGAAATTTATACTGCTCATGTGCATCACTTAGTATAACTGGCTCGATACTTGCAGAGAGCTCTTTGCTGTCATTAAAAGCCAATATAAATCTACCAGCATTAGAAGAACCACTAAACTTTTCTTGTATGTTTTGTTCAATCAAAGATCGTTGCTCTTCTGTAGGAACACCATTATTAAAGTTTATAAGCATACTTGGAGCCAAGCCATTTTGTATATTATTTATATGATAGTTCGCTATCTCTTCTTCTAGTTCTGCATATTGTAAACCACCTTGATAATCTACAGGAGAATAGTAATAAAATCCAGCTCTATAAGGTTTAATGTATAATATCTCTAATCCTGATTTGCTAGTTCCAAATGCAGGTATTCTTTTAGGTTGTGTTTTGTATGTAACTTCTGACCAATCTTTAGCATAGTAATAACCTTGTATTTCTCCTTTGCTGTTTGCTTTTTCTGCTCTTAACGTCTCTACAGGCATATGCTCTACTTGTACAATCTTTTTTCTATCCTTAGAATAGATTATTTGAATTGCAGCTTGTCCCATCATTTTATAATCATAACAAACTTTCTTCATGCAAGATTTAGTAAAGAGCTCTTTCATCTCTTTATAATCCTTACCTTTGGTATCTTCTTCAACAGCATCTAATCCTTTACCGTATATCATTTCTGCAATACCATTAATAGCAGCATTGTTTGTGGCACTACCGTTATATCTGTCAATAAGATAATCAAAGTAATTGTTGTCCTCTCCATACTCTACCCAATCTCTATTATACTGTTCTACAATTTCTGGTCGTGTATAAGATGACATATTTACTATATGTATCTTACCTTTTTCTGCTTTTGGCAATGGTTTGTTATTGTATCTTCTTTTTGCCATTTTATTTACTTTTTTCATATTATTACAAAATCGTTATCGTATGTGTTTTCTGTAGTGTATTCTCCAGAATGTACATCAAAGGTATTAAAATTAGTTTGATCTGTACAAAAAATAGAACCTCTATATATTATCGTAGAGCCATTTTTTATTGCAAACGAATAGAATCTACCCTCTATCATTAAATTGTTTGACTGTGCGTCTACAAATGCTCCTGTAACGGTCATATAACCATTAGAGTTAGTAACAGATACTGTAATAGCAGTAGTTTTTCTTGTAGATTTGTCAGTAAGCTCAAAAGTAACAGAACTTTCTGCACTTCTAGCTCAAAAGTAACAGAACTTTCTGCACTTCTAGGTATAACCTTAAAACTTTGACTACTTGTTGATGTTGTTAGTATTACCATATTATAAGTAACAACAAAAGCTTAATTTGTTTTCACAAAAAAAGGGACACCGAAGCATCCCTTAATTTAACCTAATTAAATTTAGTTATTATGAATTAGTACCTACTGTTATAGTTGCAGTTGCACTAGACATTCCAGCGTAAGGATCAGCAGATGTAGGTGATGCTACAAAATTAGCTGGTTTTACTTCCATACCAGTTAATGTAAGTGTATAACCACTTAAATCTCCCATAGCAGCTCCAGTTACTATTGTTCCACCAGAAACATCAGCTCCATGTTGTAATCCCATTACAAATACGTTTCCGTTGTAATCTTCAACAGCAACATGAGGGCGACCATAAGCTAATAATTTTAGTTCTTTATTATCTTCTTTAGATAATTTGTGTAGTGTTAAATTTAATGTTTGTTCAAAGAACGTTGTTCCATTTTCTCTTGATGAGGTAATATTTTGCTCAAAAGACGAGTTTCCTTTTACTTCATATTTGAAGGCAGTGAAAGTTCCAGAAAGATCGGTAATTTCATCGTCAGTTTCTGTAACCGTACCTAAATCTCCAAAGTCAGTAAAATAAACTGCTTTAATCCCACCAACAACATCTTTACAAGGTTCTTTTCTACCTAATGATAAATCGCAAGCCATAGTTTATTATTTTTTATAAAAAAAGGGTAAGCAGATATTTACCTACCTACCCTTGATTTTTGGTTAATTTAATTTATGAAGAATAAAGAACTATCTCTGTTCCTAATCCATATTGTACTCCAGATGTAAATCTCATAACAACTCTTACGTTTTGAGA